TTTTTTATAGTCCCAATGCATGACTATAAATTTTTCCATAACTTCCTTTTCCAACTCGTCAGGATTACGACCATGAGGGTCAATACCAAAGGCTTGGCGAAATTGAGCTTCGCCACTACCAGGCATGACAGCACCAATAGCTATCTCACACGGCTTCTCAAAAGACCCAATCCCGGTGTTAAGAAATACTGAAAACAACATCTTATTAAGAACAAACAACATTATCGTGTATGAATAAAAGAATCTGGCTCCAAACCTTGAATTTTCAAAATCACCATTAGCATCAACTTTGGCACCTTTTATCTCAACTTTGGACGCAATTTTAACGATTTTTCCAAGAAAATTTTCAATATCGTGATATGCTTGAGTCTCCTCACCAATGTGAATTCTATCTTTCGCATGCTGGAAATTGTAAACCATAGCCTGAATAATATCAGGATACGCGGAACCTTTATTGTGACCAATAGGTATACCACCAACCAAGCCCACTGTTGATTCTTCGGGAATAACGGTGGGGTATATAGAGGCGTCACAAAAATCGGGAACTCGTAAAGTTTTATCCTCGATCATAGAAAGATCATTAACGACATCAATAGCAGCTAATGCAAACAACCTAATTATAGGTTCCGAAGTGAAATCCTTAGGAGGGACATTCAAGTTAAGCATTAACTTGAATGTTCCTTCTAATGTATGACCACTAGCAAAAGCCTCATGAAAGCAGTAATCACTGCCAGGTAAATTAACACAGTAATTTCCTTTCAAACATTGGCACAGAAATGGTGAGTATAAGCCAACGTAATCGTACCTTTTTGAGTAACATTCAAAACATATTACGCTCCCGCACATCTGCTCACAAGGGACACCATCACGAACCTCACTACAATACTCACAATACGCATTAACCAACAGTCCGTTGGCAAACGCGACGGAAGCAAGCGTGTGTGAAGAAACGCCAGGATAAGCAGGTAAACTCATCGGCTTATTTATCTGCAGGCATTTAGTTGAAGCATAAGTAAGAATGCCGCTAGTAGTGACAGACGCATTGAGCAATTGTGCAGCAACCAACCTATCATTGGCCATCATTGCAACATACGATTGCAGTGCTTCAGCAGAAGCATAAAACTTCTTCTGCGTCTCTTCGATTGTCTTTGGAACGCGAACAACCTTAACAAAACTCAAACGAGGATGATGTTTAGGATGTTCACTGTCTTTAGGAGTAACAACAACTCTAAAGAGACTTTCATTAAGTTGAACGGCTTTAACACGATTGGCTAACATTATCTTCTTTAAAATTCGACGTTCAAGTGAGGAAGGAGGGTAATACTTTTTCAAAGCCCTGTAGTGTGAGGTAACGATTGTAAAAAGTTTGAAATCTATTGAGGTAAACACTGGAGAACACAGCTGTATAACCC